CCAGTTAATCTCATTAACTGTGTAGCTCTAGAAGTACCTATTGCCCAGCTAAAACCTGCATAACCTCTGAACTGCATTCCGTCTATATTAGAATTCCAAATAATACCATGATTAGTATCTGGGTAAGACCTAAGCCATATGCCTTGATCCGACATCCAGATTGTCTTTGCAGATATAAATTTATTCATAAAATCATCAACATAACCTTTAGTTGCTGCACTTGTACTAGTCGTAGGGCTAAGTAGGTTAATTATCTCATTGTTTTGCATATCTACAATAGTCCCAAAATAAGTACGCAAAGTTGAGCCGTATGTATCTATTTTAAAAGGATACTGAAAACCATTTACAGCATGGTAAAAATTTATTTCGTATGTTCCAGTGGGTTGAGAACCAAAACCTGGTTTATAAACTGTAAGCCATCTTCTGTATGTACTACCGCTTCCAGATTGAACTAAGTGAACAAAATGAGGAGGAGGATTTGAATCTTGTAATGTATGATAATTGCTATATTCTTGAAATTGACCATTATTAGACCAATTAAAACTAAGAGTAGAACCTATCATAGTTTGATAATTATTTAAAGTGGTAACAATTGAACCGCTACCGCTTCCAGTTACTGCTCCTGTTAAAGCTATATTTGTTGTTCCTCCTAATTGAATCCAATTAGTGCCATCAAAAATTTCTAATTTAGCCATTTACAAACTAGTATTAATTCTCATCATCCCAACTGTTGGAGAAGTTGGTCTTTGAGCGGTTGTTCCTGTTGGAATTGTCACTGATTCCGTTCCAGGTATTACTGTATTAGGTGCTAATCCAATTGTAGCAACTCCACCAACTACACTTACGACAATTTGATTCGTTGTACCTAAAATTGAAGAAAAAAAGTTCTGATTTGTTTTAGCAAAAGTAAAACTATCCGTACCGATAGTAGTTATTGTAGATATTAACATCCACAAACTTGCTCCCGAGATAGTACCGCTAATAACAGAGACAATGTTTCCTCTTACTATTTGTGCAGGAACATCATAGTCACTAACACGAGTTAATATCCAGTTTGTACTAACAGAACCAGTATTAGTTACTGTATATACACCATTTTGTAATCCAGTGGCCTGATCTTTAACTAATACTCTATTGCCTACTGCTAAAGTTATACCATCAATACTTAAAGTTGCTTGCGTCCCTGAATTTGTTAGAGTTGCGCCTACCCCACTAATACCATTAGAATAAATGGCAGTTAAGTTAGCTGTAGTTGCTACTAAACATGGAAATACATATCTGATTTGGTTTAATACCCAATTTTCTGATGCTAGTGAGAACCAAGCTGTGCCGTCATGAAATTCCTGTTTACCAACAGGTAAAGCTAATTGTGCCATTTTATCCTCTTAAAATACTAAATTTCTATATTGTATCTTAGCATACCTTGTTCTGCATTACTAGGCCTTTCTATAGTATTTCCTACAGGAATTTTTATGTATTCTTTACCTGTAAAACGTGGATTTGGAGTAAATACAGTTACAATTGGATCGCTAATATTGTTAGTACCAATTACATCACCTACTAAATTAACAGTTAGATTATCAATACGTGTGTGGGCATTATCGGCAGTATTTTGCGCAGCAGCGGCAGCAGTGGCCACCACTCCTATCGCTCCGCTTATACTAACTCCTACAGGAACAAGAGGTATTAGGCTGTAAGGTAACATTTGCTCTGTAAAATAAGCAATACCTGCCGCAATAGCCGCAGCCTCAGCGGCAGCAGCCTCAGCAGTTGCAAAGGCTTTAGTCTCAATTATCTCTTCTTGTAAGCTCAAAGGGTCTACATAATCATCAAGTAAAGGTATCTTACCGCCTGTGGCAACACTAATTACTCCTAATGGACTGCTTTTTAATATTCCACCAGGTGCTAAATCAGACAAACCTTGCGCACTTGGTATTTTGGTGCTTGGTCTTTGCATGATAAACGTCAGATCAGGCATATTATCTTCTGGCAACCTATCAGCTCTAGTTAATAGTTTTGCTATATCATGACCTTCTTCGTCCTGCTGCATAGGTCTAATTAGGGCAAGCTTCATATCAGCTATTGGGGACGCTAGGTCTACGTAATCCTTGCCAGCTAGGGCTTTTGATAATGTGCCCGTGCCATTATTAACAGTATTCTTTAAAAGTCCTGTTTCTAATGCCCCCAATGATTGGGCTTTGGTAAAAGTATAAGTTGTACCAAGTCCGTATAACTGCTTCAAGGCCTCTGGAATAAGATACATTTTAGGGTTTTCCCACACAAATTCTACAGTAGAACTACCTACAATAAAATTAGCATTATCAAACCGCTTCATTATTTGGGCTGCTCTTACTTGTGTCATTGCTAGAGAAGACGACACATCAGTACCTACTGGATTACCCAGGATGTCATACTTTGTTGCATAAATTTGCGGTAGGAATGGACCAGACATAACCCAGTCAAAAGGTGATAAATAATCAAATGTCGGATTTGGTATTCTAAAATCACCAGTAATGGGGCTGATAGGATTGGGGAATAATGCCTCAGCTAAAGGAGGTAAGTTGATAACACCTATATGAAGTTGTTCTACTGGTTCATTGTTATAATCGCCTATCCATATTCGATTGTGATCTAATTTGTTTAATTCTTCAAAACCTCCTAACTTCCTTCTTAAATCAATAATATCTTGTCTTATATCAATTAATATAGGTGACGGCATCCCTATATTTTCTTTATCACCGACAATAATATACCCTTGATCTACTTTAATTCGACCAGTTACAGGAGATATAAAATTGTATAAGATATCGTATTTCACTTCTAGATACTCATGCTGTTAAATGCGCTAAAATGCTTGATATATTTTCACTCTCATTAGCATAATGCGTATCTATTAAATTAGCTAAATCAGTAAACCAAGATGCCGTACTATTATCCATTTCATTAGGAAAATCAGGCGGAAATTTAGGCTGAAATTTATAATAATATACATCACGAGCTAACCTATTACTTAAATAATCTAAATAATACCTACTCCACTCTTCCGCTCCCGTCATGGCTATATTCATAATACTAAATAATACCTCTACGGCATGTGCCGTTCCTGTTTGCGAACCAGAGCCGTCAAAGCTCATATTACCAATACCCGTACCTACATCTACTATTACTACTCGTGTTGCATTCGGCTTTACACTCATACCAATATTTATCGCTGCAAGTATTGGGTCGTTGGCATATACGCCGCCATCAATATAATCATGACCATTAAAACTATAGGCTGGTAAATAAATAGGTGCAGCACTTGTCGCTCTGCATACATTTACGATAGATTCGGTTTTACCTATAAAATAAGCTGGGTCATCAAAGTTAGAGAATACAACATACCTACTCATATCCTGTTCAAAAGACGGAATAGTTACATAAGTTTTAAGATTAGCTAATGTATTTGTGCCAAAGTTTTCAACTAACGTTTGTTGTAGTATATTACTCCCATAGTTCGAATCTTCATAAGCAGATTTATAAAAAGGGTCGTTAGTAGCAATTAATCCTATTTTTTGTAATGTATTTGGTCTATTTGAATCTTCACTTGCGTTATGGCTAGCAGAAGCTACATCGGTAGCAGTTCTAATAGTAAAAATGCGTTTAGACTTTTGTAAAAAGAAGCTTTCCATTTCGTCTGGAGTTTTACCGTAAGCATATCCGCAAGCTAATATTCCACCGATAGAAGTGCCGCACATAACATCTGCATATTTCCAAAAATCTACTTGCGGTATTCCCCATTGATGCAAGAACTTTTGCATAAAACGATTAGAGCCGTAACCTTTAGAACCGCCACCACAAAAACTAAATATTCTTATTGTATTTCTATCCATTTAAACCCATACAGAATTACTTAACACATTTTTATATTCAAATTGTACAGTAAATCTATTTTTAAAACAATCTTCTAAAGCATAACGCCAACAATCAACTAAATGATTGTTTTTATCAATTATTTTATCCTTAATCTGTCCGCTATATTTATCTTTTTCATATTTTAAATTATATACTTCTTTTATAAATTCATTACATCTTGGATTAACATAACACTTATTAAATGTTTTAATATATGTAATACCTGCTTCTATTGATCCTTTTCCTTTAAATGCTGCCTTAGCTGGATAACCCATTCTATTTAATAAATCAATTAAACTAGGGCTCGAACTATCACATGTAATTTCATATTTTCCATTCTTCTCATAATCCTTTAAAACTTTAGATACTTCTTCACCTAAAATATCAACACTTACATGTGATTTTTTAAATTCATGAGTTACATATAAATTTTGATTTTTAATATAACATCTAATACCAGCTGACGCATCTGTCCATCCAAAATCTAATCCAAAATAAGGATGTATTCCTTGAGGTTCTTCAAAATCTTCTATTATAAAAAATTCCTTTTTAAATACACTTTCATCTGAATTTCTTAAACATTCACCTTCATATACATGTACATATTTATCAAAATCATTAGCCTGCATCTGTTTAATCTTAAAATAAGACTCTTCAGACAAATATTTATTATTACGCCATGATAATTTTTGTAATATAAGCCTATCTCCGTATTTTTCCTTACCATTACGAATAAACTCATTATACATAAAATCAGTTTCGTGTTTTGGATTCATAGTTATCCATATTTCACTACCCGATTTACGTATAGTAGGGTCAAGGTCTGTCCATGTATAATTTGTAATATAAGCTCCTTCTTCTATCCATATATAGTCTATTCCTTGAACTGATTTAATGGAATTAGAGTTAATATCCCTTAAACCTTTAAAATGTATCTCACTCTTACTTTTAATATTGACTATATGAGTGCTTAATATTTTAAAAAATGGTTTATATTCATCTACTTCATCTATAATTTCTTTAAAATTTTTAAATACACTTAGTTCCAAATCACCAAAATATTCGCGACAACATACTATCGTACATTTCTTTTCAAAACTTAAACGAAGTAATGCTTTAGCGAATATTGTTGATTTAGTTCCATCTCTTCCACCATAATAAACTTTATACTGACAAGGCTTGTAAAGAGGTAATTCATACTTTTCAAGCTCAAAAATATTAAACCTTTTCTTCATCTTTTATTTCTACTAATCCAATATTCATAATTTTATTATATTTTTCTTCTAATTCACCAGCATAATTACCACTATGATCAATTACTTTTAATGGTTTATTTAAAAATTCATAATTATTTATATTATAAATTACATTATCATCATTCTTAGGTTCTTTCCAACCCCATTGTGTTTTAAGATAGAAAAATAAACTAGCTTTACATCCATTTTCTATATTCTCAATTAGCTTACCAGTGACTTTATTAAGCGTCATAGCACGCCCTTCTTCATAATAGTCACTTAAAAGCTTCTTACCCTTCCTTTGAACTCTAAAAGAAACCTCAGATATACCATAGTATTGGCATATCTGACCCTGTGTCATCCCTTGACCAGCCATTTTTCTTACTTCATTTAATCTTTTATCTGTCCAAAATTCCCTAAAGTTTATTTCTTTCCTTTTTGACATTTCTATATTTAATTAATTTAACCACCTAATATTATACTTAAAAAATAATAATTTAACAAATTATGTTTAAATTTAAAAACTCTATCATCTCTTAAAAAAAAGATGATAGAGCCCACAACCTTTATTCTATAAGGCTTACACGATTTTCCACCTAAAAACTCTATCATCTTTGATAACATCTCTAAAAAAGATGATAGAGTTTTTAGGCCTTATATTATAAGGGATTGCAGGTTTTTAGCCAAAAACTCTATCATCTTTTTCAAAACTTTTATAAAAAACGTAAATATAACATTATATTTTTACAAAACTTTTTTCCAAAAATAGGAAAGATGTTATCAAAAAACCTCCAATAGCTGGTAAAATAAGGGATTGCAGACTCTATCATCTTTTCTATCATCGTCTAATGATTGAACTGGTTAAAACACAAAAACCTTCTACACCTTATTCTATATAGTCTACAAACTCTATCATCTTTTTTGAGAGATGATAGAGTTTTTGCCTTTTTCAACTATTAATATATAAAGATGATAGAGTTTTTAGCAAAAATGACTAAAAATCGTCAAAAAACTAGTATCAAAACACTATTAAAACTATTATGATTTTAATATGAATTTTTGTTGTTGACATACTATTATTTCACTAGTATAATTTCAATTAGGAGGTAAAAATAAATGGGTAAAATATTACTAATAATTGATAATAATAAACATAAAAATTTAAA